GGTTTCTGCCAACTGATGCGCCTGCGTGTTGACCGCTTCCTGGTTTGCCGCTTGGTTTTCAAAAAACCAGCTCACGGCCTCTTTAGCAAATCGAGGATCATAGCCGCGGTCATAGGCCTGCTTGGCAAAGTCTTGCACCAGTGCTGATTCCAGCTCCGAAGCTTCATACCCCTCCGGCATTGCCACGCCGATTGCGTCCATGTAGGCCGATGCATCCGCATCTTCGGCCACTTCCGAGACGCCAAGCGCTTGACGATATTCGGCGATCTGTTCCGGCGTTGCCTCATCGTCTAAACGTGCAACGGATGGCCGCTCTGATAGCTTTTGGCGCAGCTCGGTGTGAGCCTTGAGGAAATCGCCCGGCTCTTTGTACCGAGACAGCAACTCAATGCTTTTTGTGTCTTCGCCAGCCAGGGACAGACGCCAATCCGGCGTGCTGTCACCTTCGGGAGCCGCGCCGTTTGGTTGAGCCTGCGGCTCCCTCGGCGGCTCTGATGGCGGCGCGCTCAGTGGCGGTTGGGACGACGGTGCTTCTGTCGGTGTTGCTGCTTCCATCTTTGCTCAAATCTCTGTTTATGGCGTCAGTCAATGCAATGGCCACATACCGCCTGCCCTCGTTGAAAGCTGTGATGCGGCTGTCTGGATCGAACGACGGCTTGTTGAGCCGGCCCAATGTTTCGATAATAAGCTGTAGGGCTGGCCGGTGCTCATCGCTGGCCCACAGCCGCTTGATCGTTTGGATTTCCTCTTGGGTCCAATCGAACGTCATGCAGGCATCGGCAGTAGTGGGTAGCTTGGCTCCGCATCAATCGGCACTTGATCTTGAGCAACCTTGGCCGCATTCGCGCCGGCCGTTACCAATGGAGCCAACTCACTTGCAGCGCCAATCGTGCTTGCCATTTGATTGGCATCAACTTGACCTTGCACCGCTTCTTCACGGTCGTCTTCGTCCTTCAACCAGCCGGGTGCTTTCAATGCCACGACCGTTTCAGAGAACGCCTTGCTCGTATCGAGTTGCGCAAGTGCTGGCGCCTGTTGTGCTGCCGCTTCGATCGCAGCGAGAGCTTGGCCAACCGCTGAGATCTCAGTTGCGATGTTGGCCTTCTGCCGCTCGATCATGTCAGATAATGGATTGTCCCACTGGTATGTCAGTGCGTCCTTTTCCAATCCCGGTGGCAGTTCGCGCGCGCCGTAGCCGCCGGCAGCGTCAATGATCTTGTCAGCCTCGTACAGCAACGCATCATTGTATTCGACTTGCATCGGTGCAAAGAGCGGAAGCGCTGAACGAATATACTCATCGATCATAAACTGGACTTTGACCGTGCTTTCACTGTGCTGCGTGTCAGGCATGCGAAGGCGATCGAGGTAGAACGCCCGTGTGATCTGGCTCTCTGTCCGCATCAGAGAGTCAACGCCAAGGCCTGGATCCTTGCCAAGACCTAGCGGCTCAACGGGCGCACCTGTTCGTCCGTCATAGCTGCCTTCAACCCATGTGATATCGCCAGCCCTCAGTGAAACATCACCACGGATGGCTTCGCGATACCCAACCAACGGCGGGTTCACGGCCTTTTCCGCCGCCTCAAGGATTGAGAGCGCCTGCTGTTGGATCAACCGCGCATCCGGTAGAGCAATCGTCGTGGCCGGTGAAATCGCATAGGCCCATTGTGGCAGCGTCACCCACCGAGGAATGACATAGCGCAGCGTCGGGTTATGTGACTCTTTAAGAATAACACCGTTCTCTGCGTCTACCCAGATCGATGCGAACCCATCTTTTCTCTTGAGCGGCCGATTCCTGTAGCTGTCGTATTCCGCTGCCGGCAGAACCTCGTGACGAACTTGGAAAGTCTGGTCAGGGTTTTTTGAAAGCGCTTTCTTGACCGGCTCGGCAAGCTTCTTCTCCCCATACCGCTGTGCCATGATCCGCGCCGGAACCTGCTCGCGCCTAGTGACAACTTCAGCTGTTCCCTCGTCTCCGATGCTCCAAACTACGTCTTTGGTGTGCCATGAGCGAACACGCAGGCCTGACTGGTCTTTGGCAAGATCCACACTGAGGCACGCATCGCCGAAGAAAGAAAAGAACTCATCCGCTTCGCCGGTTGCTCTCACATACCCGCTGTTGCGATCGTGCAAGATGCGGCGCTGTTGCGATGATCGCCAATCGAGATATTCCCGATGCCGCGGCTCATCGTTGAGATCGTCGTCAAGCAATCGATGCCAGAAATACTGTTTGCCTGGCGGCCGCAGCATGGCACCGACCTGGCTTTTGAAATCCCGTGCCAACAGCAACGGCGTGCCGTCGATCAAATGGCCGGCGTAGTCATCGCCAAGGATCAACTCAGTTGTGAAGCTGGCCAAGTGAGGCGCGAAGTTGAGCGCGATCTCCTGGCGCAACGTATCAAGCTGCTGCCGCGCGCTAAACTTCCGATCTCCCCGCTTGATCAGTTCAAGCGCATTCTCATCTGCCATCTAGCCGAGTGTCGTCCGTGAATAGCTGGTGCCGCTGAGATCAGTGCTCTTGCGGCCACGACGGTTGCGCTCTTCCTCCCGGCGTTTGGCCGTTGCATTCGCTTTAATGTCTGGGTCGTCTGGCGTTGGAACCCGAACAGGATCTTTCGGCTTTGGCACCTTCGGCTTGAACATGTCGCCCATTACCTGCGTCTCCTTATGTAGCTGTGACCCATTTTAGCCTGTGTTGGCATTCGGTACGGATCGGAAAGCCTTGGCTGCACCCGCCTCGAACCAGTTGAAAGCGCGATAATCACCGCTTCGCCATCGTCTGGCGACCGACCAAGCAACTTCTTGATCTCTTCCTTGGGGCGAACCTGGATTACACCGCCCGTCATCAGGCGCCATCGAAACGATGCCAAATCTGCCCGAAGCATCGCATCAGGAGGAAGCGCAACAAGCTCTTGCGACTCCGGGTCAAGCAATTCCCGCACACGCCAAATCGCCTCACTTCGAACGTTGGCGAACTTTAGGCGGCCGTCCGACGTGGTTGCGTCTGACTTTGCCGACGGCACAAACCCAAGAACTGAGATTTCCGCGTCCCTCAGATGCTCGTATGTAGAACCACCATAACCGCCGCCCATGTCGATATTGACTTGAGCCGCGTGCTTGAGGTGCATCATGATAAAGCCGGAAGCCGTCGAACCGTCCGGCGTTTCAGCACCCTTGTATTTTACGAGCTTATCGACCCAGTGCTTGATAGAGCCCTTGCCCTGCCATCGTGGCGCCAGAACGGTGTTGTCTTTACCACCTTGGGCGATATCAACTCCGATCGCTTCCATTCGCTCGCCGCCGTCTTCAACCCATCGGCTTTGTGCGGCTCTGATCCATTCAGTTGGAATGACCTGGAATTCATCATCGACGGCTTCGGCTGTGAAATCGCCATCGGCGTAACGTTTGCGAAGCTCTGCCGGCAACAAGGCAAGCTGTCGGCTGTAGTTGGTACGGTTGAGGTCCGGGTTGTCCCCGAGACCTGATCGGATGAAGGTGCGGCTGACGGTTTCGACCATCTGGCCGTCAACTTCACGTTCCCCGGGCTCTTCGAACCACAGCCATTCATCCTCTGATCCGCGGCATGTCCACAGCGGTTCGCCCATCGGATATGGATACAGCGGGTGCTCTGGGTCCACCCACGGAGCGAACCAGCGAACGATCCATTCACCTTCCGCAGTAGTCGGCGGGTTGGTTGCAAATATCGCCTGGCAGTGCTGCCCTTCTTTCGTCGTTCGGAGCCAACCAAGAACGAAATCAACCTGGCTCTCCAAGAAGTCGCTCGCCTCATCAAACCCGATGAGATCCTTTGGTCGGCCCTTGTAACGCTGTTCGTCACCTGGATGCTGTAGGCCGCCGAAATCAATAACCCGGCCATCACCAAGCGACCATCGATTGTCTTGACCATTGTAACCCTGGCGAGTGTCCAGAATTTCGGCAGTGCGATCAACAAGCCAGCTCACGTCCTTGTTTACCCGGCGCAGCAAGAGCGATCTTGTGTGCTCCTGCAAGGCTCGGCCGATGATTAAATCCGACTTGCCACCCCCGGCTTCGCCCCCGTACAACATCTGATCGACATTGCAGAAATAGGCCGTTGTTTGCGGGCCTGGGTTGGGTATCCACTTCTTGTCTTTGGTCGCATCCAGCGCCAGCTTTTGAACCTCTTGCCGTTCGGCTGGGTCCATCGCATTCAGGCGCTCTATGATGTCGTCTAGTGACAGGCTCATTAGCTGCGCCTAAACAAGATGGGTCCTCTGGAACCCTTTTTTGATATTGTCAACACCCCACAATGGGCGAAGGTTCGTGATGGCGTACGCCTCCGGTATGGATAACAAACGAGACTTTGGGACAATGTGATCAATGTGCCAGCCATCTCTAAATGAAGCTCCTGAAATCTGGCTAATATGATTATCCCAACGCATACCAGGAAGAAACTGACGCTCTAGGTGAAGCCTTAGGCTTTCAATCGAATACCCAAGCACAGCCTCAACGCGATCAACATCTTGGTTGCGGAAAACAGCCCTGACCAATCTGGCTTGAAAATTCTTGACCTTGCGCCGCGCTTTAAGAAGATCGTCCTTCTTTGAGGCTAGGTCCTCACGAACTCGTTTCCGCTCAAGCCTCGCAATCCGCCTTTTGTGAAGTTCCGCGTGCTCGATGTCACATTTCTTAGTAGACAAATGAAGCATGTAACTTGGGTGCGAAGCCGTCATTTTTGACATTTTAACCCATTTTACTAGACAATTAGGCGTCTTCTTTGCGGCTTGCGGCTGCTCCAACAGCCTTACCAAGCATGAACGCAACGCGCCGGGCGGCTTCCATGTCTTGGACCTGGATAGGCTGACCGTCTTTGCCGGTGATTTCAGTTGATGTCTTGTCGCCGTAGATCTTAGGCAGACACTTGCTGAGAAGCCACTTGCGCGTATCCAGTCTTAGACGGTCGCGGTCTGCTGCTGAATCTTCTTTTTCGCCGTCCGAAATATCAAGCAATTCGTCGGCCATAGCTTCGTAGCCGATCTCGCGTGCGCTTGTGTATTGCGTATAAAACTCGGGGTTTTCCTTGGTCCACTTACGCACTGTTGACTCATGGGGAAAGTCTTCGTTCTCTCGGCATGCGCGTCTGAGGCCTTGCCCCTTCTCTAGCTCCTTGCAGATCTTGTCTGCGATCTCCTGTGTGAACAGAGTCGGTCTACCGTGAGGTTTCTTTTCCTTCTTAGTGGCCATCGTTGAACTCCGGTATGGGAGAAAATGTCGGGACGCTGATTGGTTTGCGGAAAATCTTGTCTGCAAGCGTTAGGATTGCTGCGATGGTGAATACTCCGCCTACTATGGTGCCGTAGGCCATTAGGCCGAATGCTGCGGCGCCTTGAGGGTGGTGCATCATGCAGGCGTAGGCTTCGTTCATAGCTTGCTGTAGAGGAACCCGATGCCGGCGGCTCCGATCCCTGCTTGTTGTGTTAGAGGAATGCCGTTGATGCCTGGGATGTTGAACCCTAGCAGCTCAATACCTGTAACGGCGATAAGGGCCAGAAGGGCCACGCCAATTACCAGCTTGAACCACTTCTTGATCTCGCTGGCGAGCTGATCGACTGTCATACTGCCACCTGAATATTAGACTGTGCGAGCCGCTCGCGGATGCGCTGCTTTGCGAGGTCTGCAACTGTGGTGACGCCTAGCTGCATGCTTGGTTTAGTAGGGGCCGGCGCTACATCCTTGGTGTGGGGAGGTTCGCCCATCGTCGGAAGGAGAGAAGCCGAGCTGGACTGTGCAATTGGATGTGCGCCGGTATTCGGTATGTTGTCGGGCGTTACCGACATGAGATAGGGAAAAACGCTTGCGAGCGTGAAAGCAGCCGCTGCAAGGGCAATCACAAAGGCCATAGCCATGCCCATCAGTTCGTTGGCGTTTCGGATAGCTCCGACGCTCTCACCGTCCCCAAACCAACCATTGGTCCAGCGACTATAAAGCGATGCTTGTGCGGCTGTGTAGGAAACGCCTGCCTTGTCCTTGTCTGACGTAGCTGCTGCGATTGTCTCGCGGGCGCTGGCAAGAACGCGCTCGGTTGCTGCGATTTGCTTTTCGATTTTCTGGATGTTGACGGCCACGCCCTTGAGCTTGAGCAGATGGTTCAACTCTGCTGTGCGCGCTTCGCATTTTGTCCCGCATCCACCGCGGCCGGCCTCCCGGTCACGCTCGGCAGTTTTCTCGGCAATCAATGGTGCAAGCTCTTCAGGCGAGGCCGGGGCTGCCGTGACTGACCAGCCGTTGACATCTTTTCGCACCAAGGCATCAAGACCAGCAACCAGGGAAGCCTTACGAGCCTTGAATGTTTTCAGGTCTGCTTTGGCCTGCTCTTTCTTTGCCTTGCCGTTTTCTTGGAAGGCTGCGGCTTGCAGATGGGCTTTTTGGACTTCGACAACTCGGTTGCTTGTTGCAACACCCATGTTGGACAAGACGTTGAAGCCGAACACAGCGATAGCAACGGCGCCGAGAATTTTGCCGAGGTCTTCAAAGCCGAGCTTGTAGTAATAGATTGCCATGATCGGCATGAGAGCGGAGCCTGCCGATAGAGCCGCAAGGCCATAGGCGGACGTGTCATTGATCGT